AGAACAGTTCACCGAACTGGTGATCAATCCTGCGCTGGAGGTCCTGAAATTGGACTCACCAGCTGCAAGGGAGCTGCTCCTGGGAACTGCCATTCAGGAATCAGGCTTGACTTACCTGAAGCAGTTGGGAAATGGGCCCGCATTGGGGCTCTTCCAGATGGAGCCGGCAACTCATGATGACATCTGGGACAACTACCTGCGGTACCGCGGAGAGCTGTCGAGCAGAATCAAAGTGCTCTGCCGACTACCCATCCCGGAAATGCTGGTGACGAATTTGCTGTACGCAGCAGCCATGTGCCGAGTGCACTACCTGCGTGCTCCGGATCCCCTGCCCGAAGCAGGCGACCTGGATGGCCAGGCGGCCTATTGGAAGAAATATTACAACACAGTCCAGGGAGCAGGGACCGTTGAGCATTACATCAGAAGTTGGCGAAAAGCCCACAGTTGAGGATCGACTGAGACGTGACCGTAAGTACAAGGCCTTTTGGGGTCTTTTCCTTATGAGCTCGATTCTGATCGCCTTTGATAAGCTTGGTGGAGACCAGTACGTAGATCTCATGACTTTCGTATTCGGGCTCTACATGGCAGGTAACGTGGGTGAACACTGGACGAAGCGAGGTAAGGAAGAATGATTTGGGCAGCGTTTTTTAAAGGAATTCCTACGTTCCTACACACCTGGCGGATCTACATCGTAACCGGTATGATCCTGACGGCAGCAATAACTGTCTTCAACTACGTGGACAACCACGGAGAGATGAAGGCCCAGCTGGCATCCGGCAAACAAGTCATCGATGGACAGATCATCGACATTGAACACTTGCGTATCGAGATCGCTAAGCGAGATGAGCGGTTGGCCAAGCAACGTGAAGTCAAGCTTGCAGAGCTGGAGGATGCTCGAGTACGCTTGGAAGCAGCATACGAATTAATTGACGAACTCCGGACAGAACAGGAGCGCGTACAAAAGCAACTGGAAGTCACGCGCTTCCAGACATTGGAGGCTATTAGAGATGATGAAGACTTTGCAGATTGGGTTGATGGGACTGTCCCTCCTGTTGCTTGGGGCTTGCTCCGCCAAGCAGCCGAGGGTAGATCCAACGACTGACATTCAGTGCGTTCCAGACGTTGAGATCAAGACAGAGATCGTAACGGTTCCTGCTGAGTTGTCTCAGATCTGGTTCAACCCGGCCGTACCATCGGCGGGTGATAACCTTGCATTGCTGGATTGGGCTCAAGCCTGCGCAGTCACCACTTACCTCTACCAAGAGCAGATGAAAAAGCTGAGAGAACTGAAATGACAACTGACCTCACTCCCCAATTCCATCTGTATATCGAGCAGGGTGTCAACTTTGACCACACGTTCCAGTGGCTCAATAACGGCATGTTCTTGGCGCCGATCGAACTCATCCAGGAAGGCTACCCGACGGTCATCACGGTCTCGAGCCACGGTCTAAATACGCGCTCACCCCATCCAGTGATTATCTCAGGAGTGGAAGGAATTCCACGTCTGAACAGTGAAGGGACAGAGCTCCCTTTCGCCACCCGAATTGATGCGAACAAGTTCTCCGTACCCATCTCGAGTGTGGGCAAGCAGTGGGTCCCGGGTACAGGTGAAATCACCTACCACATTCCCACAGACCTGACTGGCTACACCGGTCGTTGTGTCATCCGACGTAACTGGTATGAAGCGGCCATCATTCATGAAATGACAACTGAGAATGGTGGAATGATTCTTACCGCGGAAGATGGATCCATTCAGCTATTGATTCCGAAAGCTACGACAGCTGGTTTCAGTTTTCGAAATGCCGTCTATGACGTCGACTTGATTGCCCCGGGTGGGTATGAACAACGTGTCTTCAAGGGACCCATCACACTGGAGCGTGAGGTATCACCATGAGTCACGATACAGTCTATGACCCCAAGAAACCCAATATGGTGTACTTGCGTCCGAACCCAGGCGCACGCCCTATCAAGTATGAGCAAGCAATTAGCCTCCAGGGTCTTATGCTGGATCGCAAGCATTCGATCGCTATGTACACGTCCCGTGCGGGTATGGCTGTGGGGCCGGCAGGCCCGAAAGCTGATATCTTCGACACGATTATCGCATCATGCTCAGATGAGTACACGCCAATTCCGCTTGGTGGACCAAAAACAACCTTTAGAGCCCCCTATCCATTTGATATGACGGAAGGGTATGTTCGTGCCAGCCTGACTACTGCACCAGACGGCGCTGACATGATCATCGACATTACGATGAACGGTACAACCATTTTTTCTACACCGATTACGATTGCTGCCGGCGAACGCACATCTGTGACAGCACCTGTGCAATCGGTGCTTAGCATTGCCTCTGTGCCAGACGATGCAGAGTTCCTGGTGTACGTGACACAAGCTGGGTCTACCTTTGCAGGAGCAGGACTCAAGGTCGCATTGACCGGGAAGAAGGTTGAATAATGGCGGCCATTTACCAATGGTTTGACCTCTACGAGGAAGAGTACACTACTACGCTCTATCCACTTGAGGTTCAAGATGCACTATTGATGTCAGCTGACTTCGATGGTGGATACATGGAGATTATCGATCAAGATGATCTTACAATGTATACCTACATTTCTGGAGGATGGATGAAGCAGCTATTGCTGTCGGCACCAGAACAACAAGATAATATTTCCATGTATACTACGATCACTGCAGGTTGGATGAAACAATTGTTACTTGCAGCTCCAGAACAAGAAGATGACTTAAAAATGTGGACCTACCTTTCCGATGGATGGATGGCTACGGTCTTGATTACAACCTACATGCCCCCCCAGGGACTGCTAATGGATGCTGACCTGGACTCAGGATCATGTTACATGGTGAGTGTTTAATATGTACGATTTCAGTGAAAATCATGGCCTCTTTCTAAAAGATCATCGCGTTATAAAAGCTGCTTCAGGTATGGGCTTGAAAGGCGAGTTTCGTGCAATCTTGCGTAATAAAAAAGAAGAGGCACTCTATGATTCAGGATGGAATCGAAACCTTATCCTGGATAATGCTTCTTGGATGTATGATTCTGTTTCTTGGTATAACTGGTGCTGTATTGGAGATAGTGGAGCACCAGTATCTACAATTCAGACCTCAATTCAAAGTTTTTTGGGTGCCCAATCAAGTGGTACAAATCCTATGCCTTATGTGGATTATCCACGTCCTCCTGTAGCACCCCTTTATGAAAGATATTCCATTAGAAAGTGGCGTTTTGGAGCGGGAGTAGGTACGGGAACAGTTCGAGAATTTACACTTGGAAACTCAAACACTGGCACAGATGCTTTTTGTCGCCATGTACTTCCTGCACCTATTCCTAAAGATGTGGACCAATCCCTAGACATTTTTTACCGCTTCACTATTTATCCGGACCTAACCCCTCGAAGTGGTAGCGTGCTTATTGATGGGATTAATTATCCGTGGGAAACATCTTTTTATTCTCTGCAGACCTACAACTATGGGGTCTTCAACCGTCAAGATTTTAATATGACATTCTCGTCGAACTGGAGGGTGTACGATGGAGTAAAGGCAGGTCCCACCGATAGTGCACCTACAGGTAGCTATGCGCAAAATGCAGTCTTTTCTTTTGTAGGTGAAGGATCTTGGTATCGCACTCGACGTTTTTATATGGGCCTGGATGACTGCAATACAGCTAGCAATCTAATCACGGTAGCTACTGTTCCTTTGCAGACATATCACAAAGTTCAGGTAGAATTTGGAGGAGGCGGTATTCCTAAAGACAATACCAAAGAAGCCTACTTGGACTGGACACTAGAATGGTACCGTTACCCATGAACGAATCTCGTATTATCATTCCAGAGCGTAACATCGTCCCTGTCTTTCGTGCCAACAACGTGGGTGTTAAGACTCGCTTTATGGTACGTCGTATCAGTGCTGTATCTAATGAAGTCCGTCAAGAGACCGGATGGAGTTACAACACACTATTGACCAATGGTAGAAATCAACTGGGTCAGCAGTCTAACTGGGCTTACGCTGTTCAACTGGGTACGGACTTTACAGCTCCGGACGCGGGCCAGAGTGGCTTGTTGGGTTACGTCAATGGAACCAGCAACGTAGAAGAGCTCGTATTTGGCGCACAGTCTTCTGCACCTTGGTATGGCTGGAAGCGTATTCGCTTCCGTTTTTTGCCAGGTGAAGTAGTTGGCAACCTGAATGAAGTAGGCCTGGGTTGGTCGATTTCATCCGGATCAACGATCGCTTTTCGAGAATTGCTCGAGTATATTAATGGTATCCAAACGACCGTAACTCCTCTGCCTGATGAGTATGTGGACGTGGTCGTAGAAATTCGTTGTTATCCTCCCCTGACTGATGCAACTGGCACTGTGGCGTTTAACGGAGTCACGTACGACTACATTGTGCGTGCATCTGAGGTAACCAGTAGCACTTGGTGGGGAGCTAATCTCGGAACTGAAATCAGACATCTGGATTCATTTAGTTCATGGTGGTCAGCCTTTGATGATGACATTGGAGCCACACTCGACCTGGGACCCAGTGGAGTAGCGTATCTGCCTGATGGCACAAATGCATATGACATTGCCTATTCAAACAATAGTTATCAACGCAAGATGGCACAGATTGGCGGACCTACTGCCTGGAATGCAACCACAGGTAAAAAGCTTCGCTCCCTTCGTTTTGTAACGACGGCCGGCGCCTATCAAGTTCAATTCGATAGTCAAAGCAGCCCGGGTACTGGTATTCCTAAAACCGACGGATTCAACATTAAGTTCCAATTTGTTGTTGGTTGGCAAGAACAGGTAATTCCATAATGTCTATTCCTGACGACAGACTGTCCACTGAATTTGTAGATGGCGAGTACATTCCGCCTGAAGAGCGGTTTCGTGCGTCATTGCTGGTCGACTATGAAGGTGGGCCCGTAGGAGTAACGGATACTACTCAAGGTGCCAACTTCCAAAATTGGAGTTTGAGTTATGGAGTTGGTGGAGATATCATCCTGACTCCGGAAACAACTGGTTCTCCTGTAACAGTATTGACTGTTCCGGGTTGCACACAGATTTCTTTTTGCTTTGACCAGAATGCACGGGCTTCAGTCACTTACATCATTGGAGCGAATTGCTTCCTATATTGGTATGACTCATACCTGGGAAGTTTTACAACCGATGAATTTCCAGGAATTGTGTCGTCTATGCTGTCACTGGATGACAAACGTCCAATGGAAGCCGGTGTAAGTGATATTCTTTGGTGGTACACCAAACTTACAGGGCCGGCTGAATACACACTTTACCATCGAAGACAGCGCGATCGTTTTCAGACTGAGTTCCCAATGAAGGTTGGGGTTTTACCTTATGTGTCCCGGGCTGGTATGCATCGAGGATTGAGAGGCAAAATAGCTACAAGAGCCTCAGTAGGCTAAGATAGCAGCATTCAATAGGACTTATCCACATGGAAAATGTAAACCAGACACAGCCAAGCGAGATGGAGATCAAGTACGAAGCTCCTCCGAAGCTCACTGAGTGGGAGAATGAGCCACGCATCGAAGATCTGAAAGGTGATCTCATGGAGGCGTCTCAGCACCACGATGAGCACGTCTCAAATGTGAATCGCTGGCTGGACAACATGAATGTCACTGGTTCTGCCAAGCGCCCTAAAATCAAGGGACGCTCGAGTGTTGTCCCCAAACTAATTAGGAAACAAGCTGAATGGCGCTACGCAGCTCTGTCGGAAGCTTTTCTCGCCAACGAAAACATCTTCGAAACTTCTCCCGTTACCTGGGAAGATACGCTGGCAGCACGTCAGAATGGCCTCATTCTGAATCATCAGTTCAACCATCTGATCGACAAGACAGCCTTTATCGACGAATACGTGCGTACCGCGGTAGACGAAGGAACAGTGGTCGTACGCGTTGGGTGGGAATCAATCGAAGGAACGGTTCAAGAACCTAATCTTGTAGCTGAGCCAGCGGATCCATTCCTGATTCCTATTTTGGAACAGGCAATGCAGATGCTTCTGCAGAACCCACAAGGACTCCAGGAGCTTCCTCCTGAATTGGCACGTCATATCCAGGCAACAATGGAAGCCGGGCGCCCAATGCAGGTGACCCAGAAAGGCTTCAAGACGGTCAAAAAAGAAATTGTGAACCAGCCAACAGTCGATGTCTGCGATTATGACTCGATCATTCTGGATCCAACATGCAAAGGGAACATCAAGAAGGCAGATTTCGCCATCTATAAGTTCGAAACAAGCCTTTCAGATTTGCGTAAGACAAATTTGTACAAGAATCTCGAATACATTATGGTCGACAAGAATGCGATCGACCATTCTCCTGAGCATAGCTCTCAGGATGATACGACTTCATTCAATTTCAAAGACCAGGCCCGTAAGAAATTCATTGCATATGAATACTGGGGTTACTGGGACATCGATGGCAGTGGGGAAACCAAGCCATTCGTGGCAACTTGGGTCGGGGACACCCTCATTCGGATGGAGGAATCTCCCTTCCCCGATGAGGGACTCCCGTTTGTCTCTGTGCAGTATCTGCCAAAGCGCAAAAATGTATACGGAGAACCGGATGGTGAGCTGCTCGAGGATAATCAAAAGATCGTTGGAGCTGCTACTCGCGGCATTCTTGATATCTTGGGTCGCAGTGCAGCGGGTCAAACTGGCGTTCGTAAGGATGCGCTCGACGTAACCAACCAACGTAAGTTCGATGCGGGCCGTGATTACCAGTTCAATGCGCATATTGACCCTGGATCAGCCTTCTTCACGCATACATTTCCGGAAATTCCGGTCTCAGCGCAGTGGATCTTGCAGCAACAGAACTACGATGCCGAGTCTATGACCGGCGTACGTGCTTTTGCCAACACCGGTGTGTCTGGTGAGGGCCTGGGACGTTCCGCAACAGCTGCTCAGAGCGCGATTGACTCCGCCGGCAAGCGCGAGACGGGTATTTTGCGCCGTCTGGGCGCTGGTGTGATCGAAATCGGGCGCAAGATTATGGCCATGAACGCCATTTTCCTCTCAGAAGAGGAAATTGTGCGTGTAACTAACGCCCAGTTCGAAACAATCAAGCGTGATGACCTGGCTGGCCGTGTCGACATCAAGCTGCAGATCTCTACAGCTGAAACAGACAACGCAAAAGCGGCCGAATTGGCCTTTATGCTGCAAACGAATGGACCGAATAGCGATCCTGGCGAAACTCGCATGATCAGAGCCGAGATTGCGCGCCTGCGCAAGATGCCAGAGTTGGCACATCGCATTGAAACATATCAACCGCAGCCTGATCCGCTTGAAGAGCAGATTAAACAGCTTGAAATTCTCAAACTGCAGAAAGAAATCGCTAAGCTCGACTCTGAAGCAGCTGAGAACTTCGCTGAAGCAGAGCTTGACAAGGCTAAGGCCCGTCAGGCACACTCCGAAGCTGACATCACTGATTTGGACTTCATTGAACAAGAGTCAGGTGTCAAACAAGAGCGCGAAAAGGAACTTCTTGGCGCTCAAGCCGAAGGTAACGCAGCAAGGGATATTGTTAACGCGTTTCTGAAAGGTGGCAATGGACAATCCGGTTCAACCACCTAATCCAAGATACGAGGTAGTACAATGAGCGAAATAGAACAACAGTTGGACGGTGTTGAACTGTCCATCCAACAGGCAAAGAATTTGATTGAACGGAGCGATGCGCTCCGCAGGCTCGAAAAGAACAAGGATTTCCAATTCCTGTTCCTGGACGGCCTCCTGAAAGACGATGCAATCCGGCAAGTGATGCTTCTGGCATCCCCCGGGTTGAAAGTACCGGGTGAAGGTGCGGTCGTTGCGAAGGCTGGTATCCAGGCCCGAGTGGACATGATTGGTGAGCTTTACAATTGGTGTCGTTGGACACACATGGAAGCTGACCAGGCCCGCAAAGCGCTGGCCGAACACGAAGAAGCTCGAGCAGAACTACTGCAAGAGCAGTTGGTGGAGGGCTAAGCAATGGCTGAGCAGACCCACCAGGAAGAGGCCCTCGATCTGGCGGGTCTCTCAGATGACGAAATTCAAACCATGTCGCCTGATCAGCTTGACAGATATTTGAAGGCGGCAGTGGCTGAAGAGATCGGGGCAGGTGAACCGATCGACGATGAGTCGGAGCCTGATACAGATCAGGATGACTCCAAGTCTGCGACAGCGGATGAAGACAGGGACAATGGGGACGAAGTAACGGGTGGTGCCGACTCCGACTACCAATCCTTGGATCCATACGGTGGTATGGCAGATTCGGGCCGTGACTCTCAGTCCGCGGACGAAGGCAATGAGGAAGCAGCCAGCCATAGTGCTGAAGACGACCAATCTTCAGAAACAGCTGGGGAAGCAGAATCATCCGGAGACGAGGATTGGAAAGCGCGGTATGAGGTCCTACAGGCTGAATATGACTCTGTCATGGGCAGCTTCAAAGCCTCAGGGCGCACCGTCAAAGTAGAAAGCCCCGACGATGCACGCCGACTTATGCAGATGGGCTATGACTACACCAACAAGATGCGAGAATTAAAACCGCGTCTTCGTGCCATCAGAGCTCTGGAGCATAACGGCCTTCTCGATGACGAGAAGTTTAACTTCATGATCGACCTCATGAAAGGAAATCCCGAGGCGATTAAGAAGTTCCTCAAGGACAGCGAGATCGATCCAATCGACCTGGACCTTGAGGACAGTACTGCCTACAAGCCCACTGACCACAGGCCTAGTGAGGAACAGCTGGCACTGGATGATGTTCTGGATTCCCTAAAGGAAACCGAAGCATTCCCCCGCACAGCTCACGTCATCACTAAGGAATGGGATAAGGCTTCGCAGCAAGTACTGATGGGCATGCCGCAACTGATCGCGGTCATCAATGACCACATGGAAAAGGGTTACTATGACCAGATCTCGGCCAAGGTGCAGTACGAACGCAGTCTTGGACGTCTTGCGGGCCTGTCTGACCTGGATGCGTATAAAGCAGTAGGTGATGCAATGCAACGTGATGGAGCTTTTGTTCCCGCTCGACGTGGTACCACACCAGCTGCTGTTACCGGCCAGGGACCCAGCCAGGATTCGAAAGGATCAAATGACTCTGTAAAGGGTCGTAAGCGAGCTGCAAGTCCCACAAAGGGAGGAGCCGGCACAGGGAAAGCGCCCTCAAAGAATTTTCTTAATGACTTCACAGATGAAGAAATTGAGAAAATGGGAAGCGGAGCCCTGTAATCATTAACGATTCAGGAAAGGAGGCCCGAAATGGCTTTGGAATCACCGAATATCTATAACGATCCCGCAGGCGGAAGTCCTTCGTCTGTTGGTCCCCAGATCCGTACTGACTACTTCGAGCGTAAAGCGCTTGTTGAAGCTCAGAAGGAAATGTACTTCGGCCAGATGGCTGACGTTGTCTCAATGCCCAAGAACATGGGTAAGAAGATCAAGCGTTACCACTATCTGCCGATTCTTGACGACCGCAACATCAACGACCAGGGTATTGACGCTTCAGGCGTTAGCCTCGAGGCCGACTGGGTTGCCAACGTCACTCTGGCCAAGCAGGTCATTGAAGCGCAGGCTCCGGCCGGCGATGGTGGCATGAGCTACTACTTCGAAGGCGTTGCTACTGGCGCAACCTACGCGGCTGCTATTGCAGTTGCTGACGACAAAGCCGAGCGTAAAGCCTGGAGCTGGTGGGTACAGATGGGATTCATCGACCCTGCCGTTCAGACCACGTACGCGCTGGCCGTGACTTACCTGGAAGGCCTGGGTGACCCTTGGGACGTGACTGTTCACCAGACTGGTGATGAGTACACGAACTACGGCAACCTGTACGGTTCTTCGAAGGACGTCGGTACCATTCAGAGCAAGATCCCTGCCCTGTCTGAAACCGGTGGTCGCGTCAACCGTGTCGGTATGACTCGTATCGAGCTGGAAGGTACCATCGAGAAGTTCGGCTTCTTCGAAGAGTACACTCGTGACTCGCTGGACTTCGACTCTGACGCTGATCTGCTTATGCACATCACGGGTGAGTGTGTGAAGGCTGCCAACGAAATCACGGAAGACCAGTTGCAGATCGACCTGCTGAACTCCGCTGGTGTTGTTCGTTACGCTGGTAACGCCACTTCTACGGCTACCCTCAACGGTTCTACCGCTGCTGGTAACGCAGAAGACGTGGTTGTCTATGACGACCTGGTCAAGCTGGCTATCGAGCTGGACAACAACCGTACGCCGAAGAACACGCGCCTTATCACCGGGTCTCGCATGGTCGACACCAAGGTGGTAAACGCTGCTCGTTACGCGTACGTCGGTTCCGAACTGCAGCCTGCGCTGATGCGTATGACTGACTACCACGGCGAAAAAGCGTTTATCCCTGTTGCCCAGTACGGCGCAGCGACAACGATTGCTCGCGGTGAGTTCGGTGCGGTTGCTGACTTCCGCTTCATCGTGGTTCCGGAAATGATGCATTGGGAAGGTGCCGGTGCAGCTGTTGGGGACCTGACGGACGAAGTCTGCGTATTCAGCACGAACCCGGGTGGTACTGCTGAGCATGTGAACGTCTACCCAATCCTGGTGGTTGGTGACGGATCGTTCACTACGATCGGCTTCCAGACCGACGGTAAGTCAACCAAGTTCAGCATCAAGCATGCGAAGCCTGGTTCCGACATCTCCTACGGGCGTGATAACCCGTACGGTGAAGTTGGGTTCTACTCAATCAAGTGGTGGTACGGCTTCATGCTGCTTCGCAGCGAGCGCATTGCGCTTCTGAAGACCGTTGCTACTCTCTGAGTGAGTAACACGTAAGTGGGATCGCCCCTCGGATTGGACTACCGTCCTTGAAGAGGGGCTTTCCTTTTCCCATAGGTGGATACAGGGATTGCAAGGAAGCAGTAACGCACAAGGATGTGCACCTTAATCCCCGCCTTAATATTGTAATGACGAGAGGAATAGATCATGCCTAGAGAACAGACCCCTGTTCGTGACCGCGCCGATGAACTCGGTATCAAGTATCACCACAACGCTTCTGATGAGACGATCGAAAAGCTGATCGATTCCCATCAGGAAACTGAAGATCCTGTCGAAGGGTTGCTGCCATTGAATGAATGCCAGCCCCTGGATGAGAAACAGTACAAGCGTAAATACCCGAAACAGGCAGCTGACCGTAAGAAGGCCGGCCGACTGATTCGTTGCAGAATTCAGTGCATGAACCCAGCCAAGAAAGATTGGCCTGGAGAGATCTTCAGCGTTGGCTCAGCCAAGCTGGGGACTTTCAAGAAGTTCGTGCCTTTCAACTCGCCAGAGCCGTACCACATTCCCAAGATCATTTACGACATGCTCGTGGAAAAGAAGTGCACGGTGTTTTACACTGAGACCGACCAGCGTGGTAATAAAACCCGCAAAGGTCGTCTGGTAAATGAATTTGCCATCGAAGTCCTGGAACCGCTCACCAAGCAAGAACTGGATGAGCTCGCACGTCGCCAGGCCCTCGCAGGCGGAAACCAATAAGGTAACAGACAATGCCCACAGCCCTAGATACACCGCAAACGTACCCGACGTATACCAATCGGAATCTTGATGATGGAATCTTCGAGCAGCTTATGGCTGCTGTGAAGCACCATGTAAAGCAAGAATTCAAGGAAGGTCGGATCCAAGCTGATCAATATGGTCAGGTGTATCTCGGGCTAACTGAGGCATGCTTGCAGAACTCGACCCAGTACCTACTGGGTCTTCTGCTTATTGATGAAAAGCGCCGTGGCCAAGACCTGGCGAATCAAAAAGCAGAGTATGAACTCGAAGTCCTTCTTCCTGCGCAATACCAGAAGATCCTCAAAGAAATTGAGGTTATGGACAAGCAGATGGAGAAGATGGATGCAGAAATCTCGCTCATGGCCAAACAGGAACAGAAGATCGACAAAGAGATCGAGTTCCTCGATGCCAAGATCCAAACAGAGTTGGCAAACACAGTGGCTGGCATTGCAGATGCTGGTTCGTTGATTGGAAAGCAGATTTCCCTGCTAACAGCTCAGCGTCTTGGATTCGCCGGCGATATCTACACGAAGGTAGGTAAGCTGTGGGCTGACTATGATGCGGTATTCCAGTCAGTGCAAGAAATCGAAACTGCTACAAATTTGAGCGCGCTAACAGTAACAGAACTGTCTAACGCTAAGAGCATCGCGTCGTCTATTAACGCGCTAAGCTAATGAAATGGGACTATTCAGCAGCTCCTACAAGTATTACGCCTACGCAGGCTCGAGCTACCTCCTGCCTGCTGAAGAGCGTGAACACACTGTAAAGTCCCTGATGCTCCAGGCCGGTATTTCCGGCCAGGCATCGATGGCAGAAGCCATCAAGATGGGTCTGCAGACGGACCTCTACCGTCGGGCCATCAAGATGGCCAAATACGCAGCCAAGCCAGACGGTTACCCATACGGATTCCCTTCAGTCTCGGTCACCCAGTTCTACCTTTACTGGGGTGATCTCGAGCCGTTTGTAGAAGACGATGTAGGCGTCCCAGTCGACGTAAGCTCGTATTACCTGGGCAAACCCTCCAACTACCAATACTTCTGGATCGAGCAGGGCATTGATGACAACTATGCCAGCTGGTTTAGTGGCACACCTCCCTCACAGCCGTGGTACTACTTCCCGCCTGAAGTGGAGATCCCAGTAATCAATCCAGACACAGGTGATTATTATCTGGCTAGCAACAACTACCAGGTATCCATTGCTGGACAGAACGTTACTGTCACATTCAACTATACCGACAATACCGGTACACCTGCTACTTGGGTGGCACCGACATATAATATGGGATTGCCAACCGACGATAGCGACTGGTTGATGGTACGCTACCGCGTCACAGGAGATCCCGGGAATTTCGATTACTGGTTCTATGAGATTGGATCAGGAGCAAACCCAGCTCTCGAGGGAGCTATTGGATCCATCCAGTATGAAGCCGAGTACCTGCCAATTGCCATCTTGATGCACGACACCGTCTGGTTCGACGAGCAGGTGCCACAGAATGTAGTGCTGGAAGAAGGCCTGGACAAGCTTCTGAAATATATCGCTCTGGATCCCTGGGACGTCAAGGAAGAATTCCTCGACAGTATTGAAAATCCTCCAGAAGACACTCCGCCGGATCAACTGCCGGCAATCGAGGATATCTGGGACTTCTTTGTACACTTCAGCATGCCCCTCCGGACATCTGATCGTGCCGGACGGGAATACAACTGGCGGTTCTACCGTTATTTGATGAACCAGACGTGGACCACTTTCGAGCAGTATAACGACTGGGTTGTCACTCAGCTGGGTGAACAACCTAACTCAACCTTGGCCATTGAGGAAGGTGAGGAATACACGGGTTACATCGCACGCTACGCCTGGTCATATATCAGTGAAGCTTCTTATGATGGTGAGTTCACGCCTCCCGGGTGGGATCGTCCGCTCAAGACTCGAGAATGCTGGTCTGAGGAATACCGCTATAACGATCCGGACTACACTTTCGGCCTGGACCTGGTTCATGGAGCGGGTAACTACAATGTAGCGACAAGCCAACCAGAAGGCACAGAACACACGTATACCATCGTCGTACGTCAGAATAGACTGTCGGAGGGTGATGGTCTTCCAACGTATACCGCGGTACTCATGATGGGCCCATCAATGGAGTACCAAATCAACACGTCTGAAGAGCCGGTTGGTGTAGGTAGCGGTGGGTATGTCGACTACCGTTATAGATTCGTCGATGTGAAGCTTTTCCCTGATGATC